ACACAAGATAGAATTAAAGCTATCCACTTACAACAAAAAGCGCTAGAGCGTATCCCTAGCGAGTTATTCGCAGAATTATACACTAACATGAACTAATCATAAAACTAGCATGAATCTAGTATAAGAAACAAGCAATTACACAGAAAATAATAATTAAGCGAGAAAAAACATAATGAAATATAGAGTAGAAACAAATCCTTTTTCAAAAGATAGATACACTCCTGAACAACGAGAAATGCTCAAAAAACGCCAACTCAGCAAAGATAAAGCGGAAGCCTATTTTGCTCGACTATATAACCATCATATCGCTAGGGTGATTATTGCTAATGTAATGGCAGAGTATACGACTACATTCAGGAAAAGTGCCACTACTTTTGAAGAAGCATGGGGCGCTTTAGGTTATAAACAAACCACAGAGATTGTCTTTAGAGCCGTTAACGGTTTACCATGTTCAGAGAAAGACACAGGGGAATTAGAAACTTATTTAAGTGAGGTATCCGCATGAGGAGTATTGAAGAATTAAATGAAATCGCTAACGACATTTTAGTAGATTATGAAGGTCTTTGCGGTCAACTTATGGATATTCTAAATGTCCTAGATTTGGCTGCTCAAGAATATAGTAAGGAAACAACTAGTGCAATTATAAACACGAGTTGTCGCGCTTTGAAGTGCCTTATTTCTGACCATGATAAGATGACACATAAATACAGAAAGGAGTTGTAACCATGCAAGAACTTAACTTTACACTAACACAGACACTTATTTTATTCATTGTTTTAGGTCTCATAGGGCTTCTTCTAAGCCGTTCTAAGCCATTAATAGAGATTGACTTACCAGAAGATACCCAAGCACCTAAACCACGTCAGAATGCAAACTATGGGGCTTATATTCAAGCACAGAACCATTATTACAATTAGGGGGAACTGAATGACATTGCCTGAAAATTATAGACGTGTCCTTAATCTGATTAAGGTTGGGGCAGACAATCCCATTACAGGGCAGAGATTGGCTTAATACTGAAACGCGAAGAACGCTCCGTCCAAAGTATCATCAAGTAGCTTAATCACGCGCTACAACGTCCCTATTATTGGCATTAGACACGGATTCAATCGTGGTTACTTTATCCCAGCTAATAAAGAAGAATTACTAGATGGTGCTAAAGCCTTTTATAATCAAGTACAAAAGGAACAACAACGCCTAAGTGTCTTATTGAATGCCGATTTAACCAGTTATAAGGAATTACTCAAAGGAGGTTAGTATGAACGTATTTAGTCAAGATTATGAAGCAAAACTCTTAGAACAAAATCTGACCGCTTTTAATCGCTTCTTAGAAGTATACCAGCAACCTAAACCAAGAGTTTTAGGGTTGATCACGGCTGAACAGGTCAAAGAGGAATTAAATATCAAAGGTAAAACCCTAAAGCGGTGGGAAAACGCTGGGTTAAAACGATACCAACCACCACTAGAAGACACAAGGAAACATTATTACAAGGTCAGTGATATTCTTATCTTTTTGGGGGTGGATGTGTAGATGGCTATTTATGAAGCAAGAGGCTTTAGCTCTTATTTGTACCCCTACAAAGGACAATTAGAACCGTTTGACTATATCGCACAGTTTAAACCAATGAAAACGCCTGAGGCTATCGATATTGAAGAATACAAGCGAACACAAGCTCCGTACTGTTTGAGTGGCAAGGTAACCCCAGAGAAAAACGGTAGCTATAAGCGCAATAATGCTAGTCTAGTCTATCGTGATTTGATTTTTCTTGACTATGACGAGATAGAAACAGACGTAAACCTGCCTAAAATCGTTTCTAAGACACTTTGGGAATACAGCTATATTATTTATCCAACGATTAAACACACCCCTGAGAAGCCACGCTATCGCCTTGTCGTGAAGCCTAGTGACACTATGGACAAAACGACGTATAAACAAGTGGTCAAGGAGATAGCTAATAAGATTGGACTACCGTTTGATTTAGCTAGTCTTACCTGGTCGCAATTACAAGGCTTACCCGTCACAACAGGCGACCCAGAAGACTATCAGCGCTATGTGAACCGTGGTCTTGATTATCCTGTCCCTAAAGCACCCAACCGACAGGTTACTACTACTTACACGTCACGCCCTAGAAGTCAGCGTTCTATTACCATGAGGGTCATAGATACCTTGTTTAATGGTTTTGGAGACGAAGGCGGACGTAATGTAGCCTTAACTAAATTTGTTGGTTTGCTATTTAATAAATGGGTGGATTGTGATTTAGAGACGGCTTATGAGCTGGTACAAATAGCTAACAGCGTGACAACTAAGCCACTACCCATTGATGAGATAGACAAAACTTTTAGAAGCATACTCGATACAGAACTAAGAAAGAGAGGAATCAAGCCATAGAAAAGGAAGAATTGAAAGATTATCAAAATAAACTATCACAAGCCACTCAACCTGCTTTTGCCCCTGCATTCAGGACGCGAAAAGGTAGAGGAGACAAAGAATATGTCATTAGTAGCCCCTACAATGTCGGTAAGGTTTTTGAATTCTACGAAAATATCTTCACAGGTATTAAATACAACGAATTTGAAAAAACTATTGAAATCACTAAAACACTCCCTTGGTCTAAAGAAAAAGGGCTATGGACGAATGAACAGACCAGCCTTTGTATTGCATTCATTGATGATAAATATCGGTTTACCCCTCGTAAAGAACATATAGAGGTAGCTATTACCGCTTTAGCTAAAAAGAACTCTTACCACCCCATTAAACAGCGTATTGAAAGTCAAAAATGGGATGGTAAAGCTAGAGGAGAACGCTACTTTATTGATCTATTAGGCTGTGCTGATAATTCCTATAATAGAGAAATTGCCAAAGTATGGCTAACAGGTCTTATAGCTAGAATTTATCTCCGTAAAGTAAAGTTTGAAGTCGTTCCTATTCTCATTGATAAAAGACAAGGAACTGGAAAAAGCACTGTTACTAAGCGCTTGCTTCCTAGCTACCACACCGATTCAGAAATCAAGTTTGGTAAAAATGATAGTGATTATCAGAAGATACAAGCCAATGCCATCATCGAGCTAGGGGAGCTAAAAGGTATGTCAAAGGCAGAAATTGAAACGGTTAAAAGCTTCATTTCCTCAGATAGTGATACTTATCGTGAACCTTATGAACGTAAAGCCACTCCTCATCCAAGGCACTGTGTCTTTATCGGGACAGCTAACAAAAAATCTTTTCTTAAGGATAGTGGAACAGAAAGACGCTTCTTCCCTATTGAATGTGGTATCAATGACGTGGAAAAACATCCTATGGAGGTGGAAGAAGATTATTTCTTACAGATACTCGCTGAAGCCAAAGTATGGTTTAACAATTATGAACCACTAACACCATCTAAAGAGTTGATGAATCAGTTAGCTGATATTCAAGAAGATTATAAAGTTGAAGACGTTGACAAAGAAATCATTGACCAATTACTGAATGAGTTTCAAATTGTTGAAGGTTGGGATAGTTTATCACAGTATGAACAACGGCAATACGTCCTAAAACAGTTGGGAGAACCTTTAGATAATGCTCAAAGTTATAGTGACTACCCTTCTGCACAGACAAATTGCTTACTCCAGGTCACAAGTCCTAACCATATTGCTTATCTGGGGTTTAACCAAAAACCAACGCAAGGCGGTAAAGCTCTTATTTCTCAAAAAATACGTGACCATTTAGATAATGATGACGGCTGGAAAAAAGGAGAGAATCCCGCAAGAAAAAGACTATTTAAAGGTGGCACTCCCGTATCTTACTATGAACGAGTTTAAAAACTACACTAATACTACATAAAAACTACACGTAATAACACAAGCCAAAACATTGGTATTATAAGCTTTATACTCTATTGTAGTATTAGTAGTATTTAATACTATAGATAATAATATTTATAACTAATAGTGCGCGTGCAAAAAAAGAAAGTCTTTTGGTCAAATTAATGCTACTAAAAACACAAAATGTCAAAAACCCTTGATACAACTGGCTTTAGCCCTGTGTTTTTTGCTGTGCTATTTGATTTTTTAAATGTTAATAACACACATTTTAGAGAGAAAAGAGGGACATATGAATCCTAACTATACAAATCATGGCATAAAGAAAATGCATTACCATTATGATGACCTGCCAAACGACCAGCTATACCGATTGGAGCTTCCCAATGGTCAATGCGGTTATGACTTCATCAGCAAAATCAATTTCAACACCAAGTCTAAACCTGGTGATTGTGATTTTACAAGACCAGAACTCATACGCCGTGGTTATCGCTGGGTCTTTGACTGTGGCTTTGCTATACCCGTTGAGAAAGGAGAACAAACACAATGAAAATCAAGCTATTTTATCAAAAACACAAAGAATCACTGGATGATTTTGAATATCGAATCAATCAATTTACCCTATCGGTATCTGTGATAGACATTAAATTTTCAGAAGCAACTTATGGCAATTATGAAGACATGAGTACCACAACTTCTTTATTGGTCTTGTACAGGTAACTAAAATTACACACACGAGGCGGTAACACCGTCACTATACAAGGAGACTGCACCCTTTATAATGAGTTGGTCAAATATCTTCTATCTGGGCAACAACCAAACTGGGTAGCCATCATCAATTTATCAGACATTATAGCAATCACAAAGGAGAAATAACATGAGAACATTTTCAGACACACCAAAAACATTTACATTCCACTATACTTTTAAAGACTTTGATACTGCGCAAGTTGCCTGTCATGCCATTCTAGGGTATATGACTGGGAGCTATGAGCAACCAGTGATTGACGCAACTTATCACAATGATGATCAAGGTGGTCATGCTAACCAGTTAGTACTTGAATATGCCGAAGACAGAAAACTAAATAAGGTCTTCAAGCGTATCTGTGACAGCTTTAAGGACTATTACAACCAACCTGAGGATATGACGGATGAAGAACTTGATGACGTAGCTCAAGAAACTGAGTTACTAAAGGAGGTTGAAAGTACTGACAAGAAGCGCGTGGTTCCTTTATTTGACAATAGCCAAGAGAAAGCGGACAAACAAGACATATTCATGGCTTTCATCTCAGACCACAACCAACTCGCCGAACACGTTTCCATGAATTATAAAAAGATGACTCAAGAGGATTTAGGAGCTGTACTTGAATCTATCAGCCAAGGCTTTAATTATTTGTATGATATGGCTATTGAGGGTGAGTTACTGGTTAAATAAACAATCAGAGGGATTTCCCTCTTTTTGTCGTTTATCAATAGTTTTGGGTTATTTGAATACTAAGGAGAAAAGATGTTAGAACTAGCTATTGAGAGTATCATTAAACCAATGAAGAAACAGGAAAAGACTAGAGTTACAGGAACAATAAATGACCAATCTATCACCATAGACCTAGATAACCTAATCGTCCATTATGAGGGGCAAGAATTCTTACTTGAAACGATACCAGGAACTTATGGTGGTAAGCGCTACTTCTTCCTGTGTCCTGACTGTGAGAGACGTTGTAGAAAGTTATTTAAGGCTTCTCATGCCTTTGCTTGTGGTACTTGTCAGAAGCTTCATCAAGCGACATTCAATCGAAGTAAGACAGATTGTCAATACTATTGGCAACTAGCCTTTAAAGAGTGTCTGAAAGTAGATTCAAAAGCAAAACACAAACATGGTTATTATAGTTATGATGACTTTCCTAAGCGTCCAAAGTACATGAGAATGACTAAATACTTATATCATTGGAAGAGATTCCATTACTATATGGATAAGGGGGACAAATACTGGCTATAACATTCGGAAAAACAGATAGCTGTTATCAAAGCTAGATACGTGGATGACTTATCATGGGATGAGATACCCGACAAGCTAGGTTATTCAAGGAATACTGCATTCAAATTACATAGAGAAGCTTTAGAGGTATTAGATGAGCAAGAAGAACGCTATTCGTAAATTAAAAGAGTTTCATAGATGGCAACGTATCGCCAATAGCCTTGATTTAAGCTATAACGAGCGTTACCAGTTTGATATAAAATATCATCCCACGCGCAGAGAACACCTTGAAATAAGCCGAGAATGTGCCTTAGAGGAGCTAGACGCTATCAAGTATGCTATCAACCAACTGTCTAAGATAGACTACAGAAAGATATTGATTGAGTGTTACTTGATTAGTGAGAAAAAAACTCAGCAAGACATCATAGCAGAACTTAACAAAAGTCAAAGTTGGTACTACGAGACTAAGAAAAGAGCTTTGCTTGAATTCGCCCAGAGTTATAGGAATGGTGTGTTAATAACAACAGCATAGGCTCTTGGATATATGCAACTATACAGGTATAGTTTAAAGTGTTATAATAACTAAAAGGAGGTGCTACTATGCACGCTTTAGAAAAAAATACGCAGGTCAACTTTAAAACCAACAGTGATTTACTAGAGAAAGCTAAAGCTATTATCGCAGCCCAAAACCTTGACATGACAGCTAGCTTTAATTTGTTTTTAGAAAACATTGTACAAAATAAAGCCTTACCTTTTGAGACTGACACCGATAAAGAACGAGCTGAACTACTTGCAGGTTTACGAGCTGAAATTGCTAAAAGTTTTGACGATTTAGAGCATGGGCGGGTATACAACGCTAGTGAAGTGAGGGCTAACCTTGGTATCTGATAATAAAACCCATAGCCTTATTATCCCTGAAACCGTACAAGAACAATTACAGGAGATAAAAAGCTATATTGAAACTACTTACTTTTCGGAGCAGGCAGGGGCTAACACCGTCAACAATATTCTTTACGGGCTAGAACGTCTTGAATTTTTCCCAGAAGCAGGATTTAACGCAGATGACAGAGTAGGTGAAACTATTTACCCGCCACATAATACTCGTTGTATTGTTTTAGGGGACTACCTAGCTTTTTATCACATTTTAGAAGACAGAAAAGCCGTTTTTGTATCTGATATTATCCATAGCAAACAAGACTATATCAAACTGTTTAAGAAAAAATAAAAACGCAAGATTTACAGCAAACTAAAAAGCACCTTTATTGGGTGCTAGTTCTTGCCTGCTGAACTCATTGATTGACAGAGTTGTAAATTAAATTTTTGCTTACTTTTTGCTAACTTTGAAGGAAATTTTAATGTCAACTAATGTTGACAAAAAAAGTTTAAAATGTTGATTTAAAGCTATAAAGACTTGTAAAGCAACCTTAAGGAAGTCTCAAAAATACAGTACAACAAAATGCTTTAATTATTACATTACATACTTTAAAAGCCTATTTTATAGGCTTTTTTTGTTATATACTTTTTAGTGAGTCATTATATTTAATGAACCAAAAAGATTTTAAACTAACATTAGAATAAAAATCAACACTGTCAGTTTGTAATGAGTAATTTTTTACTTTGTAAAAAGGATATAGTAGAATTAACGTTACAAATACTTGAGAATGATAACTTATCTCGTCGAATCTTATATAACTAAGGAGATTTTATTATGAATCTAAATGATAGATTAAAAATAGAAGAAATGGAAGAGAAGTATGATAGCTTCAAACCTAGAATCAATGCATTAGTAGAAGCTATAGATGATTTTCAAAAGCACTATGAAGATTACGTGAAATTAAGAGAATTTTATGGTAGCGAAGACTGGTTTAGACTATCAGAACAAGCAGAAAATAATCTCAAATGCGGTGTACTGAGTGAGGATCAGCTCTTTGATTTTATAGGAGAACATAACGAGCTTGTAGGCCAATTTTTAGATATGTCTTCTCAAATGTATCGTCATTTATAATGTCAGTCCATATTAGTGTTGTTATCCTATAACGAGGATAAAATAAACCTAACTAAAAATGACCAGCCTATAAGGAAGGCTGGTTTTAAGTTTGAGGTAATAAACTGAGTAGCACTTGTGTAATTTGTTGAGGGCTTTCTTTTTTTCCTCGTGTTATCCACATTTGATAGACTCCAAAAATAGCATGACTGAGATAGACACTATAATACAAACGGTTGATATCAGACTTTGTTGCATCTGGATTGACCTCAGGTAATTCTTTAGAAAGCATTAATTGTAATTTATTAAGGATGTAGGTCTGAATTTCTTTTGTTCCATTTTGGGTTAAGAGAGCAGCAAATAATGATTCTCTATCTAAGAATTGAAAAATTTCGAGCAAGGCATCTTCTTTTTTAAATTGATTGCGATCAAAAATATATTCGACTTTATTGAAGAGTGACTGTTGGTATTGATCAATCATTTCATATTTATCTTTATAATGAGTATAAAAACTAGAACGACTGATTCCAGCTGTTTTAGTTAGATTAATCGTTGAAATTTCATCGAAGCTCTGATCTTTTAATAACGTAATCATAGCTGCTTCAATAGCTCTTTTTGTTTTTTCTCTCCTCGTATCGTTTACCATATTAATTACCCCTTAATATTTTTGTACATTTTTAAACACAGTGTCCAAAAACGAGATTTTTATCTTGAAATTATCTATCATCACTGTATAATATATTTTATCAAAAAAATGAACAATATGTCCAAAATAGGAGAAAAAATGTTAGACGAATTAAAAGCAATCATAAAAAGCCCAAAATTATGGATTACGATGGCTGGGGTTGCACTGATTCCAACGCTATATAATGTTATCTTTCTAAGCTCAATGTGGGATCCTTATGGGAATACTAAAAATTTACCTGTGGCAGTCGTTAACCAAGATAAATCGGCTAAATTAAATGGAAAAACTATTTCAATTGGCAAAGATATGGAGGACAATTTGTCTAAAAATGATAGCTTAGATTTCCATTTTACAACGGCTAAAAGAGCAGAAAAAGAATTAGAAAAGGGTCACTATTATATGGTTATTACCTTTCCTAAAGATCTTTCTAGAAAAGCGACAACTCTCATGACAGAAAAACCAGAAAGGTTAAATATTACTTATAAAACTACTAAGGGGCGTAGTTTTGTAGCTTCAAAAATGAGTGAGACAGCAGCTAATAAACTAAAAGATGAGATAGCAGAATCTATTACAGGGACTTATACTGAATCAGTTTTTAAAAATATGGGTTCTATGAAAACAGGTATCAATAAAGCTGCTGATGGGAGTCAAGAATTATTAAATGGTTCTAATAAGCTACTGGATGGCAGTCAAACCTTGACAAGTAATTTAGATGTTTTAGCAAGCTCTAGTCAAACTTTTTCTGGAGGAGCTAATAAACTAAATAGTGGAATAAACCTTTATACAGATGGTGTGGGGACCCTATCTAACGGGTTAGAAACATTATCAGATGGTGTTACTGCTTACACAACAGGTGTGCATAAGTTGAGTGAAGGTAGTCAAAAATTAGATGATAAGTCTCAAGCATTGGTGGAAGGATCAGAAAAGTTGACGGATGGTTTACAACAATTGTCACAAGCAACTCAACTAAAACCAGAGCAAGAACGTACTTTGCAGAACCTTTCAGATGGATTAAAGAATCTAAATCAGATTATTACAAATTTACAATCGACAGCAACTACTGATAGCGATACTAATAGTAAGTTATTTAATTTTTTATCAACTATTGAATCAAGTACAAAGGCTTTGATGAATACGGCTGCTGCTGATAAACAAAAGCAAATGACTGCGGTACAATCAACGTCAGCTTTTAAAAGTTTAACCCCTGAGCAACAATCTCAAATTACCTCAGCGGTTACTGGAACACCTACTTCAGCTGAGACAATTGCAGCAAATATTTCTTCAAATATAGAAAATATGAAAACTGTGCTTAGTGAAGCATCTAGTTCAACCCCTTCTAATAATAACTCACAAAATCTTCAAACTTTGTCAGGAACAGCTAACAATTTAGTATTAAAAGCTATCTCAGATTTAGATAAAATTCAAAAATTGCCAACGGCTACTAAGCAGTTATATCAAGGTAGTCAAAAATTGACAAAAGGAATCACGGATTATACGAATGCTGTAGGGCAATTACGCAAAGGTGCAGAAACTTTAGATAGTAAATCCAATCAATTGATTTCAGGAACACAAAAAGCAAGTCAGGGAGCTCAAACTTTAGATAGTAAATCGGATCAATTGAGAGACGGAGCGGGGCAATTAGCTAGTGGTTCTGATAGAATTGCAGATGGTTCTAATAAGCTTGCTGGGGGAGGACATCAGTTGACAGATGGGTTGACAGAGTTGTCAGGTGGTGTTTCTCAATTATCAAGTTCTTTGGGGAAAGCTGGGGACCAGTTGTCCATGGTTTCTGTAAATAAAGATAATGCCAATGCAGTATCTAGCCCAGTCACTATCAAGCATGAAGATTATGATAGCGTTGATACGAATGGTGTTGGAATGGCACCATACATGATTTCAGTTGCGTTGATGGTGGTAGCTTTATCAGCCAATGTTATTTTTGCGAAAGCTTTATCTGGCAAAGAGCCAGATAATCGTTTTAGTTGGGCTAAAAATAAATTATTAATCAATGGATTCATTGCAACTCTAGCAG